TTCTATGCATAAGATCTATGATCATATAGAAACGATTAGTCCCGCAAGGGGCTTCATCAATTTTACAGATCAAGAGATAAACCGTCGGTTAGCATATGAAGGCTCAATTGATCGCAGTTATGCGACTATTGACCTAAAAGATGCTTCGGACCTTGTGTCATGGGAGCTTGTTAAACAAGCATTCCCCCCTGACTGGGTGGAGGCACTTAGTGCTTCCAGATCTGCGTTTGCACAGCTACCAAATGAGCGTGTTGAGTTAAAGAAATTTGCTCCTATGGGGTCAGCTTTATGCTTTCCTATAGAGGCAATCATTTTCTACTCAATCGCAAAACTGGTATCTGAGAAGGTGTGGGTTTACGGCGATGATATCATTGTACCTAATGAAAAAGCGGTACAAGTGATGGCCTTGCTTGAATATTACGGGTTAATTGTTAACCGAGAGAAAAGTTTACACCTTGGATTCTTTAGAGAATCTTGTGGTGGCGACTATTATCGAGGCCAAAACATAACGCCCGTAAGATGCAAGACCGTAGATCTTGAAAGTACATATGCATTAGCTAATAATTTGGCCGATGCATTTGGTGACAAAACAGGAGAAGCCTGCATTCTCTGGTACGAGTCTATCGTACCCGAGGTGCTACTACGCCTACCTATGAGATATCGAGAAAATACTAATTTATTAGCATTCTTCACTGAAAAGTCTAACGAGTACGTCTTTTGTAAAAAGAAGTACTGTAAGAATTTACAGCGCGATTTCATTAGGCACCTATGTACTAAGCAAAGCGTGAAGTCGTACAATCATATTGATTGTACTGGTTATGATATGTTATCTGAATGGTTTATCCAAACAGAAATAAGTCAGTCACCTAAGTCTGACAAATACTTTCAAAACCTGAATCGTGAGTGGTCTTACACCCACTTGTCATCTTCTTACGAGGATGCCATGAATCAACTTTACGCGACTACATCAAATTCCTTCACCTCAACTAATTCTAAGTTGGGGTGGGGGTGGGGGGACTTCATTAAACCGGAGTCCTAGTCGGTAGGCGAAACAGTCTTGAGCTAAATTAAGCTTATTCTTTGTTTTGTCATTAAACTGACGAGCAATCCAATAAGCTGGCGCAA